CTAATAGGAAGTATGATTATTGGTATACATGGTTTTTTGAATTATTGAATACCAAATGTTAGTGTGGCCAAGTCTTTTCTGCACATCTTTAATTGTAGCTCCCGATTCGAATAACAAAGAAGCATGAGTATGTCTAAATGAGTGAGGGGATAGAGAAGTTTTCATTTCCGATGACAAAAGAAAATTAATGTGTTCTGGATAATGTAAAGTGTTATTCTTTCTATGAAAAATAAGCTGTTTATCATTACCTTTAGTTTTAAAACCATATTTTAACAATTCTTGCTTTTGATGTTTTTTCCAGATAATTAACTCAGATACAGTGGTATCATCAAGGCCTATGGTTCTATTAGAAGCTTTTGTCTTAGGCGTCGATATAATGTATTCTTTGCCTATTCTTGTAAGTGTTTTATTTACGGTTAATTGTTTGTATGAAATGTTAATATCTTCCCATGTTAAGGCGTATAATTCTCCCTTTCTGATTCCTGTAAATGCTAAGACACGGAATATTAAATAGTCTTGAAAGTTTAGTGTTTCTTTCGCTTCCGCCAGAAAATCTTTTAGTTCAGATAGTTCTAAAAACTGTTTCTTTTTTGTTTCATTTGTTTTATCTTTTTTAGGCATTACAACATATTGCATGGGGTTAATATCTATAATATCCTGAGCAACAGCATAGTGTAACATTTTTTGGGTTATTGATTTTAGCAGATAAAACGCTGAATATTCTTTACTCCATTTATTGACCGCTTTTTGACACATTAGTTTTGTTAATTTATTTATTTTAATGTTGCCAAACTCTGGCAAGATGTGAAGCCTAAACATACGCTCTGTATGGCCTGCTGTGATAGGTTTAACTGTATTTACATATTGGGCATACCAAAGCTCGTATACGTCTTTAAACGTGCTATAATTCTGTTTTACGAAACCTTTGGAATCCACTTCAAGTTCTAGTCTAGATAATGCCAGTTTTGCTTCTTTCTGTGTTCTAAAACCACGACGTGTGGTGCGTCTGCTTTTACCCGTTACTGGATCAACACCTAAATACGCGTTGAACATATAAGCTGTTGATCCATCTTTTTTTGTATATTTTTTTATTGAAGTCATATCTAGCAACTCCTTTATTCAAATTTCATTGCGGAAATATTATCTAAAAATATTTCTAATCATACTCTCCAATATCTTTTAGTTGTAAAAATAATTTGGCATAGTCGGATTTTAGCTCTTGATACTCTTCCTCAGTGAACTTATAACTTGGACCAGTACGAAGGTTTAAGTGTATATAGTCAATGTTCAATTCGTCGCATAATCGTTTTTCTACTTCATATTTATTCATATTGCTCCTCCTTGGGGAATGTATGTTCTTGTGTGGCTGAAAAGAAAAGCCCGAAGGCTAATCTTTATACTGTTGCTTTGAATTTTGCAGCCTTTTCAAATGATACAATAGGGCTAAATTGAATTTCTATTTCTCCAGGTTGATTTAACCCGAAGTGGGCAATACAGTCCATTTCTTTTCCAGAAGCTACCGATCCCATCGTGTTGTCATTCGGATACGTTTCGGCTTTTTTGTTATCAGAGCCGTATACTTCAATATCCATACCCACTGGAATATCTTTATCACCGTTGTTTTTAACAATATATGAAACTTTAACAACCTGTGCAGGTTGTTTTTCAGTAAATTCATTACGTTCTTCTGTAAGTTCTACTCCTGTTAGAGTATATTCTGCATTTCCTACTTTGACTGTATCGCCGATATTATAAAATTTATTTTCTTCTTTTTCATCTTTTGATTTTGAATTTTTGCTTGTTGATGATTGATTAACTTTTTCTCCACCGTTAGAAGAAGCTTTTTTATCATTACTACCAAGCGATCCTCCAATAATTATTAATACAATAACAGCCAATACCCAAAACCAAATTTTTTTATAAAAAGGTTTTTTTTCTTTCATAGTATAAGTTTTACCGTCTTCGCCTATCACTTTTTTTGCCATTTTTTTCTCCTCTTTCTGATATAATTTTTATACTCATAGCTCTCTACAAGAGAAATGCCCATGTTAGCGCACGGGACTTTTTATATAATTACACGTCCGATTACATATAGATCATCTAATTCGTCAGCGTAAAAATCAGGATATAATCGATTTCCATCTTCATCTAATTCGGTATTTAGAGACACCAAACGTAGCCTAGTTCCTTCTAGGTACATTTTTTTAATAAATGCTTCGCCATTTATTTCAATTGCCCCAATCTGTCCATTATAGATATCCATAGTTTCTTTTACAAAAACAATTTCACCATCTTGAAAAGTAGGGTACATACTGTCTCCACAAACTTGGAATGCTAAATCATACTGCGAAGGAGCTGAGCCGACTTCAACACTTTCTATACAACCTTTGTCATTAAATGCACCTCCACCAGCTGATAATCTGCCTGAAAGTTCTACAGTGGTTGTATTTGTTGGCATGAAAGCAATAACTTTATTATCGGATGTATTTCGTTTTTGCTCATCTAATTGCTGCTTGGCATACCTATATACTTTCTGCTTTCTTGTAGTATCTAACTTATTATAGATAGCTTCTATCGAAGAAAAATCATTCGAAGTGTTCCAGCCCATCAATTCTTCGGGAGTTGTTTTTAGAATTTTAGCAATAGTTATCAATCTCTCTGTAGGTAGTTTTTCGATATCGCCTTTTTCATATCTAAAAATTGTTGAACGTGATACACCAAGTTCATTAGCGATTTTATCAGCGCTAATATTCAATTCTTTTCTTCTTAATTTCATGCGTTCGCCTACATTCATTTTATCACCTCCAATAATTATTATATATTGCAGGTTGCATAATTGCAACAAAAATAATTGCATAAATGCAACTTTTTTGTTGACTGATAACATTCAAGGTGGTATATTACAAATATCAAGTCGCATAAATGCGATTTCAGAGAGAGGTGTTATAAATGATTAATGTTGCTAAATTAAAAGGCCTAATTGTTGAAAGAGGAACGACCCAACAAGCTGTAGCTGATTCTATTGGCATAGACAGAAGTACTTTCTACAGAAAAATGAAAAAAGGTGGAGATTTTTCTATAGAAGAGGCAAAAGGCATTAAAGAACAGGTTCCGTTATCAGATGCAGAAGCGATAGAAATTTTTTTTGGCAAAGAAGTCGCATTTACGCTACAAAAGAAAGGTTTAGGGGTGGGAACTGATGACCACGTTTGAAGAAGCGCTAAAACCATTATTTGATCAGTGGTTAGAGGAAGCATTGCCAGAAATAGGATGTAGGTTTAGACAGGAGATTGAATCGGAACTAGAGGCAAAAAACCAACAAACATTATTCAATCAAACGGAAATGGCGAAACGGCAAGGCGTTTCTGTAGAAACATTTAGAAAATGGCGAAAAGCTGGCTTGCAAGCAGAACCTAATCCCACTGGTAAATTGTTATTTGATTTAAATAAAGTTAATAAATGGCGAAAAGATAATGCTGCTAAGAAAGAACTTTAACTATATAAGGAGGCAGAGAAAATAACAATCGAAGGAACACCAGAAGAGATAGAAAGAAGTGGACCTACTTCAAAGAGGAGGAAGGTTTTATACGATGGAAGGAGTAACTATAACCACGCTAGTAATATTTGCATTTAATTTTTTTGCAGGAGTATTTGTGGTAGTATTCACGCTTTACTTAGGGATGTTAATTCTTACTCAGATTTTTGCTTTTCTATTTGGAGGTTCTTATTATCCCAGAGTCTTTTTGATAAAGGAAACAGAAGAGCTAAGAAAGAAATTACGGAAGTGGCTATTGTAAAACCACGTTCATCTAGCCAAAAGATTAATGTAAGAGTTAAGAAAAGAGCAGTTAGAATAGTCCAGACAAAATGGTCAACCCGAGAAAGTGATTGTAGATAAACTTTTTCAAGAATAAATGAGCGTAGTAAAGAATAAATAATTATAAAAGTTAAACAAAGAATAAAAGAAACACTAGCAGCAGGAAAAAGGTTTAGATAATCAAAACGAGTAAACTCATAAAATATTGAATCTTTATTGGGAATAAACCTTATAAAAGTGAGGCTATAGCTGATAAAATACTATAACTAAACTCAAAGCAAATAAATAAGCAATTGTATAGCCAAGTATAGTTAAGAAAATTTCTTTAAAGACTTTCAAAATTGTTCACCTCGCTTTCAAATTAATTTTATCAAGAGGTGAAAAACAAAACAACCAGCTTAGGAGGTAGAACATGAAAATAACAATCGAAGGAACACCAGAAGAGATAACAGAAATGCTCCAAGCTATTGNGAGNAGCAAGGAGCAAATAGTTATTGAAAATGTACTAGGTAAAAAAGCAAGTCAATAGATTTCATTTTCTATGAATTCCCAAGATTTCGTATATAACCAACCTGCATGATCGGGGCCTATTTCGGTAATAAATATTAAATCATTATCGTCTAAAGCTTGTTGCTTGAGGGTATCCTTCATCTGCGCTGCTGTCATGTCGGTTTTTATTAACCAGAAAGATTCTAAGGGTTTGATATGACTACAATTCCAAGAAGCAATTGTATCAGCAATTTTTGCATATTTTTGTCCAGGAGATTGTAAGTCGTAGGTTAAAGCATACGATTTCATCAATTGTGTTCACCACCTTGTCATTTTTTCAGCAGACCACTTGCTGATAATTAAATTATACCAGAAAGGAAATAAACCAAATGAACAATTTAGTAATTATGAAAGACCAACAAGCGGTAACAAGTAGTTTACAAGTTGCAGAAGTATTTGAAAAGCAACACAAAGATGTTTTAGAGGCAATTGACACAAAAATTCAATCGGCGGAAAATTCCGCTCATTACCAAAATATGTTTGCCGAAGGTGAATATAAAGATTCAAGAGGTAGAAAACAAAGATTGTATTACATGAATCGTGACGGTTTTTCTTTTATTGCATTTGGATTCACAGGTCAAAAAGCAGATACATTCAAACTGAAATATATTGAGGCTTTTAATCAAATGGAAAAAGAAATTCAACAACCTAAATTGCCGACATCCCAAAGAGAATTGGCGATGCTTGCTTTATCAGCAAACGAAGAAACAAACGAACGTGTAGATGTAATCGAAAAAGAAGTAGCTGACTTAAAAGATAATCAAAAAATTGGTGCAGATGATTATGGCTACTTATCACGTCGAGTTCATCAACGAGTAGCAGAAGTAGCAAGAGGATTTGGAAAAATCACAAAGGAACAGCGTGGCAAGCTATACAAAGATATTAATTCAGGTATTAAGCAAATCACAGGCGTGGGTAAAAATCACAAAGGAACAGCGTGGCAAGCTATACAAAGATATTAATTCAGGTATTAAGCAAATCACAGGCGTGGGGACCCGATCACAATTAAGAGAAAAACATTATCCAATCGTAATTGAATATATCAATGACTGGGAGCCTTCCACAGCCACAAAAACAGTTGTAAGACAAATGAGTTTTGACTTAAACGATATAGCATAGGGAGAATATTATGGCTTATACAACTGAACAAGAGGCTTGGATACTCAACCAAATCAAAAAAGAGCGTAAACAGCTACAAGATGATAGAGCAGCGCTCAGACAATCTGAACAATTAACGGAAAATAAAGCAGCTCAAATCGAAATAGAGCTTGAATTTTTAAGAGGTTTANCTCAGACAATCTGAACAATTAACGGAAAATAAAGCAGCTCAAATCGAAATAGAGCTTGAATTTTTAAGAGGTTTAGAAATTCAAAATAGAATTCATTTATAGGAGGTTAACCATGAAAGAAAATGAATTAGCAGAAATTATATTGGCTTTATGTATAGAGAATAAAATTACAATTTCGATACTTCGTAAGTCTGTAGATAAAGTAATTGAAGAGTTTGATAAACGAGGAATAATTGAAGAAAAATAAAAGCACTTGTTTCCAAGTGCCGATTTATCCATCAGGATTCATACAATAATCACATTCTTCTTCATACAATGGATGCTCTTTGATGTCTAAATATAAATAGTCTGATGCATAAACATGTGAAGGGTCCATTGAGTAAATCATGCAACTAGCGCAATAGTTGTCTAAATCATGGCTTACTCCCGTATTTCTATTAAGAATGTATCTCTTATTATTGAACGGTGCCTGCTGGATACGAATCCTATTTCCCATCTTTATCACCTCACTTTCATAGTAAATTATATCAAAAAATCATAGGAGGTTAACAATGAAAGCGATACGTGAAGCACGATTGATAGGCGCATTTTTATTGATGATTGTACTAGGAGTATTGCTGAAAAGTCACTTTTCAATGCCAATACTAGCAACACTAAGTGCACCTTTCTTTATCCATTGGTTTTTTAACTGGGAAGGATTACAAGAACGATTTGATTATGAGCTTGCTCAAGTCATTAACAATATTAATGATCCTAATACCGATCCTACAAAAAAGAGAAAGATAACAATTGATTTAACGATTATTCCAGACGAATATCGTGAAGATATTTTGATTGATTATCAAGTGAAATCAAAATTAGTTCCAAGAGAAGCATTAACTTCAAAAATTATTATTGGTCAAGATGGTAAAGGAAAACCGTTAGCAAATGAATTGAAAAGTGGACAACGAGGCCAGATGTATTTCGATCCAGATGATTCTGAATTGAAAGATGATAAAGGCACACCAGTAGAAGAAATTGAAGAAACAGATAAAATAAAAAAATTTAAAACAAACTAGGAGTGAAATATTATGTCAGAACATTTAAAGGAAGCTTTAGCGTATGCAGTAAGATTACGTGATGACCAAAAAATTATTTATAAAGAAGAGGAAAAAGTATTTTTTGATCGCTCAAAAGCGGATTTAATGGAACTCGATCCAATTAAACGAGCAGAAACACTCACAGTTAATTCTTTATCTGGATTAATTGGTTATCTACAATCAAAATTTTCCCATGAAGAAGTTACGTCAAAATTATTAATTCATGTTGAAAGCCCAACAAACGTTGCTGTTTATTCAGCTTTAGATGCAGACCGTAAGCGTGAAAAAATTATTGAAGCAAAAGCGTTATTAGAAGTGTTTCCATATAGTCGCTTTATGGATTCAGAAGAATTTATTATTAATGTTCAATCTCTTATTCAACGTGATCTTGATGCAAAAGCTATTCTGGAATGTGCCAGCGCTATTCGAATTGAAGGCGGGGGAGATTTAGTTGATAACGGAGTTTCTCAAGTTGCTACAGTAAAAGAAGGAGCAGCAACGCTCACAAAAGCAGAAGTACCTAGTCCAGCATATTTAAGACCTTATCGAACATTTTTAGAAGTTGAACAGCCAGATAGCCCATTTGTTTTTAGAATCAATAAATATGGTCATTGCGCATTGTTCGAAGCAGATGGTGGGATTTGGAAACATGTAGCTATGGAACGTATTCATGAATATTTAACTCAATCTTTAAATGAGTATGTAGAAAAAGGTTCAGTAACAATTATTGCGTAAATAAAAAGAGCCTCACTCGTTTTTTGACGAGTGGGGACACATATAAAATTAACTAAGGAGAGTATACCAAAATGAACGATAAAATTCAAAAATTGATTAAAAAACTAGCAAAAGAATGCCAGAAAGAAGATGTAGCTTTATCTTTGGCAGCTATCGATTTAGAAGGAGAGATGGCAATATCTCAAGTTGGAAAAGGCACGATAGTAGCCATTGCTGCACATAGAGATCAATTTTTAACAGAGCCGTCAGAAGAATTACAGAAAATCGAACCAGAATGGGAATATGACGAGGAGGAAGATAGCCGTGGCAACACTTTATGAACTTAGCAACGATTATTTAAAAGTTTTGTCATTAGCTGAAGAGCTTGATGATGGAACATTAAAAGATACGTTAGATAGTATTAGCGATTCAATCGATTTAAAAGTAGAAAACACAGCAAAAGTAGTTAAAGAACTTGAAAGCAACATATCTATTGTTGAAAAAGAAATCAAACGGCTACAGTCACGAAAAACAACGCTTTCTAACAATGTAAAGAACCTAAAAGGATATCTGCAAGATGAAATGGAAAAGGTCGGCAAAACGAAAATCAAGGGCGAATTATTCAATGTAGGAATTCAAAACAATCCAGTTTCTGTGAATATTATAGACGAAAAATTAATTCCTATTGGCTTTTTAATTCCTCAACCTCCCAAAGTTGATAAAACAGCTTTGAAAGAAGAACTGAAACATGGGGAAATCAAAGGTGCAGAATTAGTTCAAACTAAGAGTTTGAGAATTAGATAGGAGGTTTCAATATGGAAATAAAAAAGGCTAAACGCGAAAAAATAAAAGTTCCTATCATGATAACTGGTGCAAGTGGTAGTGGAAAAACAGTAAGTGCGTTGTTTATTGCTAAAGGAATTATTGAAAAAATGCATTCAGACTTATCAGAACAAGAACAATGGGAAAAAATAGGTGTCATTGACACTGAGCACAAACGATCGTTGTTATATGCTGATTCAACTATTGGGAATGTCGACATAGGGGAATTTTTGCATATTGATTTTGAAGCACCATTTACTGTCCAGCGATATATACAGGCTTTTAATTTATTCAAACAAGCTGGGGTTGAGGTGGTGATAGTCGATTCTCTAACACATGCTTGGAGTGGTGAAGGTGGCATTTTAGAACAAGTAGAAAACCATCAGAGAGGCAACTCTAAAAATCAAATGTTGGCTTGGAATAAAGTAAAACCATTAGAGAAAGAATTTCTTAAGTTAGTAACAGGAAATTCAATGTATGTGATTGGAACGTCTAGAAGTAAGCAAGCCTACGACATGGAAAAAAATGAACAAGGTAAAACACAAGTAGTAAAACTAGGGTTGAAACCTGATCAAAAAGATAGTTTGGAATATGAATTTGCTATCGCTTTACGTATTGATCAGGACCACATAGCGGAAGCTACCAAAGATAACTCAAATATGTTTAATATGCCTTTTAAAATAACAAAAGAAGTAGGCGAAAAAATATATGAATGGAGTAGCGAAGGAATAGATTTAGAAAAATTAAAAGATGAATTAATTAGTAGTATTACAGAACTTGCTACACAATCTGAAAATCATGAAAATATGTTTAAAGAGTTGCACAGCAAGATTAACAACGTACCTTTAAAAAACGTAAAAACTAAAGTTCTTGAGCGTATGAAAGAAATGCTAGAAAAGATTGAAGTTCCTAGTGTAGAACAACAAAGTGAAAACGAACTCGATGAAGAACAAACAGAATTATTTGACGACGCAAATCCTCCTATTGCAAATGATTTTGAAAAGAAGTGATTGAATGATTGGAAAAATCATAAACCACAAAGGGAATAAATTGGCCATCGAATTTGAGGATGAAATAAATTCAAATTTTCTCGAACTTCTGGCTAATAACGATGATAATTTAGCGAAAGTTGAATTCTTAGATAATCGACAGATGTCTCAAAAACAGAATGCACTTTCTCACGTTCTAATAGCCGATATAGCACGTTGGAGCTATGACGAACCTAAATGGATTGAAAGTGTCTTGAAATACTACTACGAGGCTAAGAGTGGTGTTTATTTTGAACATAGTAAGGCTACACGACATGAAGCAACAGAATGGATTAGTTTTTTAATCGAATTCATTTTGAAAAATGATGTACCACTAGAAAAGAGATACCAATACTTGCTAGAAAATAACAAATGGTTTTATTACTGCCTTAAATGCCGTAAGTGTTGTATTTGTGGGAAACATGCTGACGTTTGCCATATTGAAGTTGTTGGTATGGGGCGTAATCGCAAAAAGATTAATCATGAGACATTCACATTTTATGCAGGATGTCGTCAGCACCATCAAGAGGAGCACCAAATAGGTACTAAGAACTTTTTGAATAAGTATCAAATTAAACCAGTGAAATTGAATACGGATGAACGTAAAAAATTAAACATAGGGGGATAACAAATGGAGAGAGCGTTTAAAGGTATTTGGATCCCTAAAAACGTTTGGCTTGATGATGAATTAAGCTGGATAGAAAAATTTTTGATAGTTGAGATTGATAGTTTAGACAATGAAAATGGCTGTTTTGCTAGCAATGAATACTTTTCAAATTTCTTTGGTCTTAGTAAAGATAGGGTTTCTAAACTTATATCTGGATTAAAAGAAAAAGGCTACATTGACGTAAGCTATCAGTACAAATCAGGGACAAAATCAATAGAGAGACGTGTAGTTAAAATTACCGATAGGTATAGGCGAAAACAACTAGAGGGTATAGGTGAAAATAACTATAGGGGTATAGGCGAAAACGCCAAAGATAATAATACATTACTTAATAATACAGAGAATAATACAAAGAATAAAAAGAATAGTGTTGAGCCGAGCTCAACTATGCCTGAATTATTCGAAAAAGTTTGGAAAACTTATCCAAAGAAAACCAACAAGAAAAAAGCTAGAGAACAATTTTTAAAGAAGNTATTCGAAAAAGTTTGGAAAACTTATCCAAAGAAAACCAACAAGAAAAAAGCTAGAGAACAATTTTTAAAGAAGTTCAAGACGGAAGAAGATTTAGAGCCGTTTAAAAAAGGATATAAGGACTATCTTGCGTATATTAAATTAAACGATTGGTATCACCCGCAAGAATTGTTTCGTTGGATACGTGATGATCGTTACAACGATGAATATGATCTGTCTCAAACAAATAAACAGCCTGCGTATTCTAAGGCGCCAGTGAGACAAGAGCAGTTACCAAATTGGACTGGAATGCAAGAAGATGTGCCTTTATCAGCTGAAGAATTAGCTGAATTAGAACGACAAAAACAAGAATTATTAGGAGAGTGACAATATGATAAACCAAGTTGTGTTAGTTGGACGTTTAACGAAAGATATAGATTTACGCTACACCGCAAGTGGTTCTGCAGTTGGAAGCTTTACTCTTGCTGTGAACCGTAACTTTACAAACCAAAACGGCGAACGAGAAGCGGATTTTATCAACTGTGTAATTTGGCGTAAGCCTGCTGAAACAATGGCTAATTATGCTCGTAAAGGAACATTATTAGGAGTTGTTGGCAGAATTCAAACTCGTAATTATGACAACCAACAAGGCCAACGTGTCTATGTGACTGAAGTTGTTTGCGAAAGTTTCCAATTATTAGAGTCAAAAAGCACCAACGAGAATAGAAATAGCATTCAGACTTCACAGAATAGCGGTACAAGCGTTCAAAACAATTTCGAGAGTAATTATGCCACAAATCAAAATAAAGGCTTAAATCAGCAAAATAACAGCCAACAAATGTCGTTTGGTGGAGATGTAGATCCGTTCGCAGGCGCAGGTAATTCAATCGACATTAGCGATGATGATCTGCCTTTTTGAAAGTCCTGTCCTAACAATTAACCAGTTCGGTTAGGTAGCTATGGTGCACGTATACGGAGTAATCTAAATGCGGAAGCGGCACCGACTAACGTTGTCTCCAGTAGGCTTAACCTTGAAGAGGTTTTGTCTTGATTCAGTCAGTGGGAGCGAGCGAAACTACAGTCCGTAACGAGAGTGAACTTCTGCTAAGTGTCGTTAAAGTCAACACAATTGATATAGCTGAAAGCATTGTGTATTGGAACTGTCGAGCCTTTAGAACGGGGGCGAAGACTGGAACCATCAGAAGTCTAAACTGGTGAATACTTCTGGTGGAGTTCTCGGCATATAGAAGATGGAATGTAGTGAAAGAAGAGTGAGGAACAAAGGATACCCTCCCTTGTCCCAACTATCCCAGTTGGGTAAGATTAGATATAAGGAAAGCACCGAAATTCTAATTGATGCAAGGATAGGGAGTCGGAGAGGTTCATAGTACCGATAATCACAAGAGACAACAAAACTCTGTGTAGGAAAGGAGCCTTACCTCTGCTATTCTTGCCGATGGGAGAGGAACTGAATGATTGCCGAAAAGGCTATACACATTCTACCAAAGGTTCAAGTATTTCAACGGAAGATATATCTATCGGCCAAAGCAGACAAGAAGCGAAAGTTTGGAAATTTATACGATAAAGTCTATCGAAAAGATGTTCTTAGCTCTGCATGGAATAGTGTTCGAAGAAACAAGGGTGCCGCAGGAATTGATGACCAGACGTTAAAGGACATTGAAAACTACGGTGTAACGAATTTTCTGGATGAACTACATGGAGAACTGAAAGAGAAGAAATATCACTCTATAGCTGTAAAACGAGTGTATATCCCTAAAGCCAACGGGAAGAAAAGACCACTAGGAATACCAACAGTTAAGGATAGAGTTGTTCAAACAGCTGTTAAATTAGTAATTGAACCTATATTCGAAGCTGATTTTCAAGAATTTTCCTATGGATTTAGACCTAAAAAGAATGCAAATCAAGCAATCAGAGAAATCTATAAGTACCTAAATTTTGGTTGCGAATGGATAATTGATGCTGACTTGCAAGGATATTTTGACACAATTCCACATGACAAACTGATACTATTAGTGAAAGAAAGAATAACTGATAAATTCATTATTAAGTTGCTACAACTTTGGCTAAAAGCCGGAATCATGGAGAATGATAAAGTTAGAAATAACCTATTAGGAACACCTCAAGGTGGAGTTATTTCTCCCTTGTTGGCAAATATATATCTTAATGCGTTAGACAGATTCTGGAGTAATAATCAGTTTGGAACAGATAGGAAGCATGATGCGCATATGGTACGTTATGCAGATGATTATGTTATTATCTGCCACCATGAACCAGAAAAGTATGATTCATACGCCCGTAGGCGTTTAAATCAGCTAGGTCTAGTCATTAATGAAGATAAAACAAGAGTGGTTAATGCTTCAGAAGGTTTTGATTTTCTGGGATATATAATAAGAAAACTAAAATCTAAAAAGACAGGGAAGTATAAAACGTACTATTATCCTTCCAATAAATCGATGAAAACCATTAAAGGGAAAGTAAAAGAGGTTATCCGACATGGACAACACGATAATTTACCTGATGTGGTTGAACGATTGAATCCAATCTTGAGAGGCTGGGGAAATTACTTCAAATCAGGTAATTCCAAAGAACGTTTTAAACAAATAGACTCGTACGTTATATATAATCTAACAATAATGCTTAGAAAGAAACACCAAAAGGCTGGAAAAGGGTGGAGGGAACACCCGCCATCATGGTATTACGACAATCATGGATTAGTCTCACTACGTAAAATGTGTACGGAGATTGAAAATGAGAGTAAACGCTATAAAAGATAGACCTGTTTGGTGATTATGCAATAATGCCGAGGAAAGAAGGCAGTGGGAAAGCCGTGTAAGGGAGAACCTTACGCACGGTTTGACGAGGGATTTCTGAGGAGATAACTTCAAATCAGCGATCTACTCTACAGGAGGTTAAAAAATGAACAGTGTAATTTTTGAAGATATAGCACGTATTCAAGCTGAAAAAAAGCAAAAGCGAAAGCAAAAGCGAAAAACAATGCTCAAGCTAATGAATGAAAACCCAGATTGGTATAAACATCCCAAAAGCATGGTCTATCGTCAAATTAAAATGCTTGGTAAGGATATTGGTGAGCAAACAATGGATAAATCTAAACCAATCAATTCAATTGATAAAGACAAGTTCACCATTCAAGAATATTTGTATTTGCAATGGATTGGTTATTCAGTTAATACAATCATAGAAGCGTTAGGAATGCCTAGAAACAAATTCTGGGAATATAAAGCTGAACATTTAAATTAGATTTATGAAATGAAAGTGAGTGTTCATTTTGCTGGAGATTTATTACACGCCAACATCCGCAATTATTGCGGATGCATTGGCTAAAACATATGAAGTCGTTTCTTTAGAAACAGCTAGAAATATTTCCAAGAAATTTAAGGCTAGTTTAAAGCAGAAAACGGACCTTTATGTAATTGAAAGTATTTTGATTGATGCTGGTTATAAAAAAGAGCCAGTGAGTTTGTAAGAAAGCGAGTTAAGAAGATGATTCCAAAAATAGAAGTATGGATGCATGATATGTCCGTTGGCTATCCTGTGTGGTTTGAAGTAGATTCAATTGATTATCTAGAAAATTCGTTTGTTATAGTAGATGAATTTGGAAATCCGCATGAGTTTTCTGGTGAAGGTCGTTTATTTAGAGTGAAAACTGAGGAGGAAAAACACATGAAATTTTACGAAATTAAGGAACCTTATTTTGCATTAATCGCTGCTAAAGATGAAAAACAATGTTTAAAACTTTACAAGGACATTGTTTGCGACGTAGAAGACGAAAAAGAATTTTTCGATGATATGAAAACAATTGATAAATACGAAGCGTTCAAAATGCTTGCTAACGTAGAAGACGAAAAAGAATTTTTCGATGATATGAAAACAATTGATAAATACGAAGCGTTCAAAATGCTTGCTAAAAGTCATACTGAAGAGGGTGACAAGACTGGCGCAGAAGAAGCTTTCAATCAGTTAGAAAATCTTGAAGAAAACGGCGAAGTATTATTGATTGACGGCGGCTTGATTTAGGAGGAATCAAAATGAAACTATATCGATATGAAAGTTCAAAAAATACTGGACATTGGACAGAAAGCATAATTCAAGCAAATAAAGAATTCGAATAGGAAAAAGACTATCTAATGTCAAATGAGCCAGAGGAAGATGAAACAGTTAAATTAGTTTCAATTGAGATACCATATGACTTGATAGATGAACTAGAAGATGAATCTAAAGAAGTGAAACAGGCTATATTAATACATGATCCAGATCGTTCAGACGAAAATCCAAGAGAAGATGGCTATGACTTTGATTATTATGCTGCTTGGTCTGATGATATAGCGAAACGTAAGGTGGTATCGGAATGAGTATGAGCATTCAACCAGGAGTCAAAGTAAAGTATATCGGTAAAGGAGTTCCGCAATACACAAACCAATTTTTGGTAGTAAAAGCAGTATTAGTGAATGGGCTGATTCTTGAATTTCCTGAAGAAGATAAAAGAGAGGTTGTACTGGAAGATTGTGGAATTTGGAAGGAAGAATCGTTAATCTGTGGATTTGATGAAGTGGAGGAACAATGATGAATAAACAAGAATTGATTGAAGAATTAGAATGCTTAGAAGTTCCTACATGTAGCCTCGATTATTTGACAGGCGCTAACTTTGCTACCGAAAGAGCAATTAATTTAGCAAAACAACTAGACGAACCGAAAAAAATCGTGATTCCACAGTTGATTGCTAAGTTTATTCGAGAACATGAAGACCCCATTTTTGAAATCTGCACGTGGGCTGATTATTACGGCAGTGAAGGGAGAACATGTGAGGATTCTGAATTATCCGCGGTAATTCATTGGTATGGTAAAAATAGTAATGAATTTTATCGAGCTGTAGTACACGGCTACGAAGTCGAGAAGGAACCATTATATCATGTTTTATTACCAGACAAAGGGGCGACTAACACAGGATATACTTTTTTAAATTTAGCGGGAACAATTGATTTTACGATATGTAAGGAAAAGGTGGATATGTTAACAGAAAATCAAATCAAAGCAATTGATGAGCGCTATTGGGCTTTTGCTGTGAAGGTGGAGGGATAATAAATGGAAAAATCAAAAAGTTTGATCATATGGCTACCGACTGGTGAAACAATGAAGTTTGAAGATGTTAGGCATGTTGAAACAGTTACAACTGATTTAGAATGGGATGTTTTAAAATTTAATTATCCAGGTGTTTCAACTGGAGTAAGACGAAATGTAGTATTTGAAATGAGTAAATTAATGGGATGGGCATTGGAAGAATAATAAATGATCAAATTTAAAGAATTCAATACTCAACCTTACGATGTTCACATTACTAGATTTTTTGAAGATTTAANAATAAATGATCAAATTTAAAGAATTCAATACTCAACCTTACGATGTTCACATTACTAGATTTTTTGAAGATTTAAACAGAAACAACCCAGATGATGTTTTTGAATATGTTGACTTGAAATGCGTTGATAGAAACTTAGTGATATTAGTTTACCGTCAAACTAATAGAAGCATACGTCAGCTCAGAAATGTACTTAAGGGAGGATAAGCAATGCTAAGTTATCCAGAAGTTTATATTTTAGGGCGACAAGTCGATGGCGTTTATGTTGAATACCTGCGCGGATCAGAGCAAGCCGATTTATTTTTCGATTATGCGATAGCTTGTGATGAAAGAAATCATATGAATAAAACCAATACAAAAGATGGCGAATGGAAAATTTTAAAATACGGGAGGCCAATTACATTGGAGTTTTAACTTATTGCAACTTTTTTACAATAACTAGCTGATTTTTTGCAAACAAAAAGCCAGCCGACCACTGGCTGACTAATGTGGTAGTTAGCACTTTTCCCAAGTAAAGTGCTAATAGTGCCAACAAATAAGGTTGACATTGCGTCTCTGGTGGAGACAGGAACTATCGATAACTGTTTTCCGCCAGTTATCATAGAAAAGGAGAAATTTATTTCAGAAATAAAATCCCCAAGAAAGTTAATATGATTATATCATGAGTAAATGTATTTGAAAATACTATCTCATAGTACGTATTGTAAAAAGTTTATTTAGTAGAAAATAAAAAAAGCCAGATTGCTCCGGCTGTGAGTAATATTTTCGACATAGTTATTATACCACAAAAGGAGCGATTCCACTTGATTCAATTGCTAAAAGAAGTAGATTTTCGACAAACAAAAGCGAATGCCAGAAATGTGTTGAAGAATTTTAGACGTTTAGAGCGAATAGCTGGTCGCTCTTTGATAGATTTAAAATCACCAATTATTACAGATATGCCTAAAAGCCAAAGTCATGGGAACAAAGCAGAAGATGCGCTAGTACAATTAGCAGATGCAGAAGCAGAAAGAGACGCAATTTTATCTGGGCTTATGGCATTAAGCCTTATTAGTCGTCAAGTGCTATACTATAGTTTTTGCGATGTAGAAAAACATACCAATTGGGAAATAGGGCAGTTAATACGTGGATATGGTGAAAAAAATGTTGAGAAGTTAAAATCTAATGCTTTGATCGAATTTGCTGAGGCCTATAAACACGGAAGTTTAGTTATTTATAAATAGAAAATTTTGTAGGGTTTTTGTAGGGAAATTGTAGGGATTTTATTCGGAAATCCATGTTATTATGGTAGTGTCGAAAGATAAGGAAACGAGGTAAGGCATGCATTACCTATCTTAGCTCCGTTTCACTTATCTTTTGAGGCTACCTATAAAAATAAAGAATAAGGATGTGGAAAGTCCAGTTCTTTCTGTCTCGTTTAGTCTAGGTAGCAAATATTGCAATAAACTTGGCATTAAGCTTACACGTAGACGTACGCCGAAAGCACTTGTCAAGATAGCGCTATGTNAATATTGCAATAAACTTGGCATTAAGCTTACACGTAGACGTACGCCGAAAGCACTTGTCAAGATAGCGCTATGTAGTTTGCAATGATCACTCACAAATCAGATGTTCTCAAACTAAAGAAATGGGGTGCAATTCCTCTCTCTTTTTTCTACAGGTTTGTGAGTGATTACTATTAAAAATTGAAAAATCAATAGATTTAAACCTAGTGAAGAGCATTTGAACAATGTGCTAGTTTTAGTGGTAGATTTTACAGCAATGTAAAAAGGACTAATAGTAAAAGCTATTAATCGCAAAGTACTACGTGGAATTTGTGCAGGTGTAAGGTACGAAACTTTCGGGCGTGATAATAGACGCTCCAGTGGAGAATAATCTAAGTTAGGTGGAAGTGTGAGAAGCTTGGCAGACCTTAGAAACCTCAAACCAAGCGCTTTGCAGAGAAACTGAGAAATCAGTGTTTAACGAAAGAAGTCGGTACGAGTAGCTTAATGCAGCAATTTATTTACAGATGACAAATAATAAAGATGGGACTCTTATGTAAATGCTGAATGTTCAAGTGAAAGTTATTAGCCAGTAGAGCTAGATCATACAGAAAAAGCAAAGAGAAGCTATTGGGTAGCGCCTGATAGTTCAGCCTCTTTGGGTATGTGACTGAATAACACTGTAAACAAAGGAAGCAGGAAGAAAAGCCTAAATCTGTTGATTTTTGAGTTTTTAATTATCGCTGTGGCGGAAGTAGAGAGACGCAAAGGTGAAGATAGAAAGCGTAAGGCGCACTATTGGGACCTTGTACAAAACTAGAGAGGGTTAGTGCATGAGTGGTGCAATCCCACTCCAGCGATATTGAGTTTGTGGTAGGCAATCTCAAAAATGGCATAGTATAAAAATCCTTTCGGTTGGCGTGTAGCATCTGGGATGCAACGAGCATATAGCGAGATAAGAGGCAGGTTCGATTCCTGCCACGCCAATAGGCAGCTTTGCTACTTAAATAAAAGAATCGTCAATAGATATTTCTGTTGCATTCACGATGAGGCACTAGCTTAAAAGTGCCTCTTTTTGTTTGGAGGTATTGTTATGTTTAAGTTATTTGAAATCATTAAGCAAGAAGATGCAAAAAAACTAAATCGTTTGAAAAAAGAATTAAAGCAGACTACTCAACGTAAATGAGTGGTCTTTTTTAGTACATAAAAAAGCCACTAGACTATGGGATCTAGTGGCTAGGTAGCTATTAGATATATGAGGGTATTTCGTGTGAAAGAAATTTAACTATCATACACTACCTGTACAGAAAGTATAACAGATTAATAAAAAAAGTCATAGTCATTATAAATAATAACCACTGGATTTCATAATCCAGTGGCTGGGTAGCATGGGTTAATTTATCTTATCGTGCAACATTGAGGTTATACTAGAATATTTAAAGTAGATTAATAAATTATTTTAAGGAGCTGCTACCCAGAACTATTATATCAGAGCCTAAAATAATCTTGCAATAAAAAAGAGAGTATATATTAAAAAGCCACTAGACTATGGGACCTAGTGGCTGGGTAGCAAACATTCTAAAATGGAGTATTACACAAAATTTGAGGATTATTAGAATACTTATCTTAATCGATAAACTATTATATAGGGTGTCGCTACCCAAGATTATTGTAGCAAAAAGTAACTTGTTGAATCAAGTACATAAAAACAATTAGGAGAGAGAACATGAAAAACTATTGGTATGTATCGTTAACACATAAATATCCACAGCCGAACCGTACAACTGATTCAGTACGTGTTGTAATGTCTGTGCAGATAAAGAAGAATGTTTCAATTGTTGAAATGACAAGAGAAGCCACGCCGAAGGAAATTGATGCGTGCAAGCTAGTTTATTGTGGTTATGGTAGTTGGAAAGATAAGCATATACAAGAGAATATAGAAATGTATGTGAAGTGATAAATTATTAGACAGAAAGGCGGTGAATAACATGCGAATGACCGAGAAACAGAAACGATTTTGTGACTTTTACATCGAGACAGGAAATGCCAAAGAGGCTGCTATCAGAGCGGGATATAGCGAAAAGACTGCAAAGCAGATAGGACAGGAAAACTTGACTAAACCTGACCTCAGAGCTTATATAGACGAATGTCTCGCAGAACTGAAAAACGAACGAACAGCCGATGCCCAAGAGGTGCTAGAGTACCTAACAGCTGTTATGCGTGGCGAGTACAAAGAAGCAACNCTAATTGGTGTAGGCGAAGGCGCACAAGCCGTTGTAGACATCGATGTGGGCGCAAAAGACCGTTTAAAAGCAGCNCTAATTGGTGTAGGCGAAGGCGCACAAGCCGTTGTAGACATCGATGTGGGCGCAAAAGACCGTTTAAAAGCAGCCGAGCTTCTTGGTAAACGTCATGCGCTGTTCACTGATAAAGTCGATTTACAAACGGGCGATATTGTGATTAAGGTTGGTGAGTGGGATGCAGACGAAGAAACGTAATATCGTTTTAGAGTTTAACTTCCCGTCAAGAGTTTTTAACAAATCGTTTTATGATCGATTGGTGGATTATTCTAAATTNACCGAGGTTTATTGGGGCGGCGCTTCATCTGGCAAAAGTCACGGTGTCGTTCAAAAGGTTGTTTTTAAAGCATGTCAAAGATGGAAGAAACCAAGAAAGATTTTATTTACAAGAAAAGTAGGGCGTAGCTTAAAAGACTCTATTTTCGAGGATGTGAAAGCGTGTCTTTCTGATTGGGGACTGCTAGACAAGTGTAAAGTAAATAACACTGATTTTAGAATCACGTTACCAAACGGCGCAGAGTTCCTGATTGGGGACTGCTAGACAAGTGTAAAGTAAATAACACTGATTTTAGAATCACGTTACCAAACGGCGCAGAGTTTCTTTTCAAGGGAATGGATGACCCAGAGAAAATAAAATCCATCAAAGGGCTGTCTGACGTCGTGATGGAAGAAGCAACAGAATTTACACTAGAAGATTATACACAGCTTACTTTGCGTTTACGTGAACGTAAGCATGTGAAACGTCAAATCTTTTTAATGTTTAACCCAGTTTCTAAACTGAACTGGGTATATAAATCTTTCTTTGATGAGGAAGCAGAAGTCGATCAACGAAGAACGGGTATTTATCACAGCACCTATAAAGACAATCGGTTTCTTGATAGTGAAAATAAAAAGGTGATTGAGGATTTAGCCAAACGAAACCCAGCGTATTATCGCATATATGCTTTAGGAGAATTTGTTACGCTAGATAAACTTGTATTTCCAAACTATCAGAGAAAACGATTAGACAAGCACGACGAACTGTTAAGACAGATTGATTCAGATTTTGGCTTAGACTTTGGGTATGTAAACGACCCTTCCGCTTTTGTGCATGCAAAGGTAGACGAGAAGAACAAACGTATTTATGTTCTTGAAGAATACGTCAAAAAAGGCTTGCTGAATGATGAAATCTCAACGGTTATTAAAGATTTAGGCTATGCAAAAGAAGTTATCACTGCGGATTCAGCTGAAAAGAAATCTATTGCAGAAATCAAGAAGAACGGAATTACTAGAATACGTGCAGCCAAGAAAGGTCCTGATTCAATACGACAGGGGCTTTCTTTTTTATTGCAATACGAGCTAATCGTAGACGATCGTTGCGTAAAACTGATTGAGGAATTAGAAAACTACACGTGGGCTAAAGACAAGAAAACAGGGGAGTACACCAATGAACCTATTGATAGCTATAATCACGTGATAGATGCTTTACGATACGCAGTTGAACATCGTAGTAAAAAAGCACGTGGAATTAAATTACAAAGTGTGAAGGGGGTTATTTGATGACAGACAGAGTAAGTAGACCGAACACGGAAGGTAAAATACGAGAATTTGTTGACCTTTTAGGAAATCGTGTCTTTTATTGTGATAAAAACGCAAAGATTGACGAGCGCTTGGTGGATAAATACATCAATAAGCATCGGAAACTAATTGGCTTTTACGAAGAATTAGAAAAGCTCTACAACGGTCAACACGATATTTATTATCAAAAAGGCAAAGGGATTGGAAAGCCCGACCATCGTATCGCGGTTAACTTTGCCCGTTATGTTGTAGATAGTTCTGCAGCTTTCTTTAACGGTAAACCAACAAAAATTACTCATCCAGACGAAGAGCTAAAGGAATTTGTTCAAGATTTCCGTAAACGAAACGATGAAGAAGACAACGACGCGGAGCTTTCTAAGTTAACTGCTATTTATGGGCATGCTTATAAGCTTTTATACCAAAACGAAGAAGCGGAAACGTGCGTGACTTATTTAAAACCTACACAAGGATTTATTGTTTACGCAGATGATTTATTAAAAGCGCCTATGTTTGCCGTGCTTTACAACAAAATGACAAACGACGAGCTAACAGCAACTGTTTATCCACAAAACAGCACAGAAACGTTTATTTTTACACAAGACAAGACTTCTAAACGGTTAGAGAGTAAACAAGGACCGACCGTTTTTCAGAAAGCCTTGTCTTATTTNCTAGGTGGAAAAGAGGCAATCGCTAATCCGTACGGTGAAGTGCCTATGATTGAGTTTATGGAAAACGACGAACGACAAGGACGTATCGAATCTGTGTGGTCGCTGATTAATAATTACAACGAAGCTCTATCAGAAAAAGCGAATGATGTGAGTTATTTTGCGGATGCCTACTTAAAAATGATAGGGGTAGATTTAGCTGACGAAAACGTCGCTGCCTATTTACGTGATAACCGAGTGATTAACAGTGCCGAGCCTTTAAATGAAGGTGAATCGGTAGATATTAATTTTTTGGATAAACCTAGTTCAGATACAACACAAGAAAATCTATTAGACCGATTAGAGCGGTTAATTTATCAAATGTCTATGACTTATAATGCAAACGATGAAAGTTTTAGCAATAACGCTTCTGGAATTTCGCTAGAATTNTATCAAATGTCTATGACTTATAATGCAAACGATGAAAGTTTTAGCAATAACGCTTCTGGAATTTCGCTAGAATTTAAAATGCAAAATCCTAGGAATTTAGCACAAGCGAAAGCTAGGAAGTTTAAAAAAGCATATGCGCAAATGTACAAAATGATTTTTTCATTACCTACGAATGTACCTGCTAATAAAGCGAAAGAATGGTTTAATTTAGAATACACTTTTGACTTTAATATTCCGCGCAATATTAAAGACGAAGCGGAA